CAAGTCCCGAGAGAGCACCCCACTCACCAAATATGAAACGACGGCGCATTGAGCCTGTGTAGGCTGACAGCATCCCTTGAATGTAATCAGTTCCAACGTTGTCCACGTTCTCGTAGGTTGACCCTTCATACAACTCGATGAGAGGGACAGGTCGTCCTTCGATGATAACAGGTTTCCCGTCCTCATCAACTTCGCATAGTAGCCGTGAGTCATACTTGCCGTCCTTGTAGTTCTGTAGAGGACGCACGAGTTCACGGAACACCCAGTTACGTGTAGGGTTCGACGTGATCATGAACCAACGAGGTCCATACTTGGGCATACTGCGATCACTACCTACATACTCAGTGTCACCACGTAGTCGTCCCATGAGGTCCATGAAGTCCTTATGAGAGAACTCAGGGTCCTCCATCTGATCAACGATCATCCAGTCATAGGTAGCAGAGAGCAGGTTGGACTTGCTCTCTTCTGTCTCCTTACCTCTCTGTGCGACGTAACGGAAGTTTACTGTCGTGCCGTTCCTCAGCACCAATGTATTGTCGTCTCTTGTCGGCATCCTTCGTATCCATGAACTTGGACACCATTTGAAGAACTCTCGCTTGATCGTGTCGTTCAGCTTGGGATACGTCGAGCGTGCAATGAGACCGTTTGAGCCAGGATAGTCCATGCACAACTTCAGCGCCTTCACGCAACATGCTGTCGTCTTCCCATTACCGTAACCACCACCGATGAACTGCACCTTAGAACGTGACTGCATAAACCGATCATGCATCCCACCTTCAACGATCTTGTATGTCTTAGCGGCCATTATGATGTAGCAGACTGTAGTTGAATTGATGTGAGTGCACGCGGCCAATACCGCACTCGGCGGATATGGCCGTTCAGTTGCAAGATGTTACCACCGACGTATTGACCTAGCGCCAACTGTGTGACGCCAGCAGGCATGACAATTCCCGTCGTGCTGACAAACAGCGCCGCACCGTTCAGCGATGACATGTAAGTGCCAGCAATCAGCGAAGATCCAGTGTTGAACACCGTATTGGCCGTGACAGTCACTGTCTCGGGGTTGGCCAGCGAGTTGACACCGCCGCTCGAAAGGGTCGTTGTCGGTTTGAGTGAGCCTAACTGGATTTGCAGGCGATTGTTTGAACCTGATGCGTCGGTCAGACTGTAAACAATTCCGCCCGCCGACGCGGCGTCACATTGTGCGGTAATGGAATAACTCGCCGCGTTGAACCACGGCCCCGTTGGCATCGTCGCCACATCAGCCGCGCGTGTGACTGTTGCACCAACAGTTGGTATATATGATGTAGCGAACGCACCAAGCTCTACTTGTCCTCCCCAAGCAAAGATCGTCTGTGCAGTGATTGCGGTTTGTCCTACATCAATTAGGTCACAACCCAGTGCCAGATACCAACCAGCAGCAGTCAGCGCACTCGTTACAACTGAAAATCTCTGCCACGATGTTGTTAGTGTAACCCGCACACGATAATAGGTCGCAGCATTGACAACATACAGATATAACTGCTCACCGCCAACACTTCCTTTTAGATAGATTGACCCTGAATAGACTGCGGCCGTTACTGCAACTGATTGTGCGACAATGGAATTGTTGGTTGGAACAGAGACAGTAGGAAACACAATACGCGCAGCAGTTACAGTTCCATCAGGTGCAGTTGTATTATTCGCTGTTACAACTGGTGCCGCAGAACCAGAGTTGAACAGTTGCCAAGCAGCATTAGCTAGATTACCACTTTGCAGCACGAGGTTCGTCCGTGCCTCTTCAATCAACAGACCACGAGGTAACGCACCGCCACTAGCAGCAACACCTGATGTTGGTATGAACTGATGAGCGGTCGAACTCAGTTCTAGTTGAGGTGCACCAACGCGAAGAGTGAAGTCAATAGCAGCACCATTGACAATGTTTATACCAATGACTGGTCGTATCCATGCGACTATTGCATTGGTTGTAGTATATGTGTATACACTTCTCTGCTGAGTAAGTGCCACATTCGTTGGAACTATTGTGCCACCTACACCGTTACCTAAGAATGTCGGTGTGATGCTGTATTCAAACGGCCAATGCTGCACAGATGTAACATTGTCTAATGTCCCGCCTACTAATCTAAAATAGCAAGACTGTGTGAACGTCTGTCCTTGAACAGCAGGGATAATGTTAACTGCTTCAAGAGGGAAATTAATGCCTACAGCATTCGATGTTCCTGTGAACTTAATGTCAATGTAAGCTATTCCACTCTCAGTTCCAATACCAACAATACTAGTCGTCAATCCAGCATTAGTGATCCCTACCCAATTAGTCGGTAGTGTTCCAGGTGTCCCTAATGCAGCACCGGCCAGTATTGAGTTGCGTATGTAGTTGGTAATAGCCGTCGATGGATCATAATCAAACCGTGGAACGTTCGTGCCTGCATTCTGTAGTGTGCCTGTAACATCGAAGTATGTCGCACCACCTGCTGCACGAGTGAACGTGATGCGTGGGTCGAGTGTGTTGTTGGTGAACGACAGATCGAGCGATGGTCGTCCAAGTGCATTACCACCGACTGCGCCGACCTTACCGACTCTACCTGCACGCACCAACATAATGACTACTCACACTCAACGATGTTCAGTGTTCCTGCGACAGCACTCTGGATCACATATACGAAGTCAGTGCCATCAACAGGGAAGTATTCAGGAGAACCAGCAGGTAGAAGCATACCATTAGACGCAGTGAGAACGAAGCCTGCACCAGTGATCATCACGTAGCAGTCAACATTAGACACAAGTCGTATGTGTGTTGTGCCAACAATAGCAGGATTGACTACACCAGTATCTAACGACGTGCTGTAAGGATTGACACCAATGAACCCCGTTGACTGCACAGCCGCTGCACCAACAGCTAAGTTCTGCACACGACCAGGGACATCACTAGGTGACAATGACATCACTATGTGTCCATGAATGTCTTCCTGTAGTCCACCGATTGCCATTCCTCATTCCTCCGTAACGTCGATGTTGATCACTGGTGCTGAACTGTCCTTACGGATTACCTCAATGGTGAGGCCACCGTCAATCTTATGTCTGTGCTCTACAACGTCTGCTGGACGGAACCCACCTCGATCGAGGATGTCACTTGCAGCATGTAGTCGGTCACGCACCTTCTTAGCATCCATGCTAGCGACAACTGTGTTGACTGCCTTACGTGAATGCTTCACGAACAACTCTCTGACATCATCACGCTCAGCATTGAGCACATTCATGATGATGTCATTGCGCATAGCTGTGTATGACGGTAACGCACGGATACGCTCGATGTGATCTACACTCGTAATGATTGCCTCAGCGATGTCCTCGTCACTGAGACCGAACAGTGTGTAACACAGCACGGCACTGATGCCATTCATCGTCCGTGCACTCTCAGGGAGGTCACGGAGCTTCTTACGTGTGGGCACAACTAACTGATTAGGATCAGTGCTACCATCAACACGTGCAGGTGCGCTCTCGTCGTCACTCACTGACTCACTTACTACTGTGCCAGTAATGCGTCCATCACTGTAAACCAGTGTGCCATCAGCGAGACGCAGTGGCGGTCGTTCGTCACTCACCAGGATAGACGGAATGCAGGAACACGAGCACGTGGTGCACGGATCGGTGCCTCGATCTTAGCTGCGACACTTGGTGCACTTGGTGCACTTGGTGCATGACCTGTTGCTCCTGGATAGTTCGTAGGACTACCAACAGGTGCAGGAGTGTGTGGTAGACCACTATTGATGAACGTATCAACACCTTCACCACTCCATGATGGACTCGGTGTCGGAAGTGCACCCTCACCATAAGTCGGCGCACGTGGACCACTGAGTATGTTACCTATCGGTGATGTCGCAGTCGGTGCTTCAATAGCAGCACGTGGTCCAGCAATGCTTTGTCTCGGTGATCCTACAGGACCATCAGGTTCAGGCGTCGCACGCATACCAGGACCGATACCAGGATAACCACCACCATCACTACCAGGAATGAGTGCACGACTAGCGGAACCACCAAGTATACCAGCACCACCACCGATCAACGCTGGTAGTATCTGCTGAATGATGTCCATGATACTTGACTGTTGTTGTGCTGGTGCCTGACCAGGAAGTGGTGTCTGCTGTGCTGGCACCTGTGGTGATACTGCTGTCGGAGTAGTAGGAGCACTAGGAGGTATCGGAGGTGTAGGCATTGGCATGTTCGTAGGAACTGCACGTGGCACACTCGGTGGTGCACCACTACTACTTGGACTCGCACCAGCGACATTAGGAGGTGCAGGAGCACTGACAGGTTCAGGTGCTTGCACACTCAATCCCTGGATCATCCCTGGTTCACGCTGTGACTGTGAGATGACTCTCTGTAAGTTCTCATTAGTTAGTGGCATTCCCTTTGACTGCAAGTATTGTCGATACATCATGCCGATGTCAGAGGTCGGTGCATTGGGATCAATGGGCATTATCAATGACCCTTCATCATGTCACGTTGTGCGAGTGCATTAACGATCTGTGAGTGTGCCTGTTGTAGTCCACTACTCTGTGGCATCGACGGTCCATGAGGCATCATGTGTGCTGAGAACTGATCTACTGCTTGAGTCAGTCCCTGTTGTCCTTGTGCCTGTGGCTGTGGTGACTTGAACTGATGTGGTGACGGTGGTGCACTAGCAGTCGCGTTGTCACTCTTCATACCTGGATGTGGATTAGGTGTCGGCTTACCTTTACCAGCATTAGGCTTGTCGATACCACTCGCTAGTTCCTTCCTCTCTAGTGACTTACTCTCACCTCTCTCTTCCTTCTTCGATCCCTCCTTCAGTGTCGGCTTCATTGCCTGTTGGATCTCATGAGTGAAGTTACTACCTGACATTGACACTACTCTCCACTAACCACAGTTGTGACGTGACCGTTACTTGCCTTGTGTATCACAGACTCAGCAGCGAGTGTTCGTGCGGCATCAGCAGCTACATTGTTAATCATTGCCTCGTCTACACCACGTGCTATATGAAAGATACCAACAGTCCCGAGCATTACAGTGAACGACCAGTCGATGATACGTGTAGACACAGGACTACTTCCACCCATGCTAACTACCCACACAACCATCACTGCACAGAACAGCACTACGAAGCACGACTGAATACGTCGATCAGTGAAGTGCTCAGGTGTCATGAACCACTGCCACACAGTTAGTCGAGGTGGCAGTGTTACTGACTCTATTGTTGGTATATCAGGCATCAGTAACCGAGATGCCCTCCACCACCATTACCACTGACGTCTGCGTAGTAGGTAGGTGGTGCGAAGGAACGATTGAGGCCAGCAGCAATAGCAGTGAGATCAGCGGCAGTCGTGACACGATTGATTAGTGAGAACTGTTCGATCGGCACTGCACCACCATTGTCGTTAGGCGAGAATGTAGACTGCTGTGCTTGGACACGAGCCTTCGTCTCGGTAGCGGTGGAACCAGGAGCAACACCAAGTAATGTAGCAATGATGCGTCGATTGACTCTGTTCTCGTAGAGCAGTCGATTGATCCGTGCATCATCCTGTGTCAGTCCATTGAACTGAACGACACCAGAGGTGACTGGACTAACCGCATCTCCTATACCGAGTGTAGGAGAGAAACCAGTGAATGGCACAAAGCCTGCTGGAGTGTATGGACCGTAAGTGGACATGCTTGTATTCCTCTTGAAAGAGAAACGAACACAAGCATGAACTAACACACCGTGTCAAGAATTAAGTCAATGCGTGTTCAGCATGAACTCACTGACTACAATGCACACTCACACACTACTGACACACTACTTACACACTAACACATGCTGTGCACACTATAACACACTCACACACGCATGAACACACTCATTAACACACACTACGACACACTATGCACACACTATGCACACACTACGACACATCAACACTGCGTGAGGTGTAGTAGACCATTACCTCTCTCATGCACATACAACATGAATAACACACAGCCATGTGTCTACATCATGAGTCAATGACAGATACGTGAGGTGTGAGGTGCAACCAGTGGTAGATTGATGTGCAACGTGTGATGGGTCAAGGTGTGATGGGGTCAAGGTGTGGTAGTTCAAGGTGCCACCACGTGCACGGCTGCTTCCTCTAGACCACTACTTTGGGATCAGTGGGGACTGTCCCCTGCTACCTGTGGTGTGCATGACATGTGTATAGACACCAACCTACGGTTGCATTACAGGACACAAGTTGACTACAATGCGCATGAACAAGCGTGCACAAGCGTGCACACAGTCGTAGACGTGTGCTGAACTACCCCACACACAAGCAACGATCTCTCACTGCAACTCTCATGCCATAGCGTGTGAGGTGACCAGTATTCA